CCACGACGAAACCACCGTCGGGCAAGAAATAGTCGCCCTTCGCGTAATCAAGTTGAGCCGTCCCGAGCGCCTTACCGTAAACGGTTTCGCCTACGCGTCGCTCATACTTGGCGGCATCGACTAAATGTAAAATTACGTCGCCGTCGGTACCTTTACCCTTTTGCCATTCCCGGCCCCCGTCGAAGCCCCATTCGAGAAAATAGGGGTTGTCGAGTTGGATGGGGTTACCGAGTAAATAGACCCGTGTTTTAGCACGGCCTTTAGTGTCGGTGCGTGATCGGTTCACGGTAATCCACAGTCGCCGCAACCGTTCGACTTCGTCGGTGATGTAACGCAAGCCCGGGGCGGCGAAGCATTCGTCGTAAATGATTGCGTCTACTTCGGGGTACTCGGTCCCCTTCATTTGGTACGACGTCGATAGGGCGGCGAACCGTACAATGGTCCGCCATTTGTCGCCGTCCGTTTTGACTTGCCCCGCGTTGCCTTCCACGCGAAATTCGTACCCGGGGTACTGCTCGGCGATTGAGTCGAAGAAACCCGACTTCGCGTAAAGCAATTCGACCAGGTTTCGCCGCACCCACATCACTTGGCGGCCGGTGCGTAGTGCGGTGGTTACGGCGTCGGCTTTGATTCCGTAAGTCTTACCGATGGAAGGGGGACCGGCGACGATTGATATGAGCGCGTTTCTCGACTTGATAGCTCGATAGTCGTACCACTCGAATTGAGTTGTTTTAGTGTCGCTCATTCGTTTATGTCCAATTGAACCCCGAGCAATTCCACGGCCCAATAGCCGACTGATCGACCGTCGGCGGCGACACGGATACACCGGTAGTCGTGCCCACTAGAAGCATGGACCACATAGGTGCGCATTCCCCGCCATTGCCATTCAGTCGGGGTTACGGTTTCCGGCGTTATAAACGGGCCGTGCGCGTAAGCGGCGGACCGGGGCGTGTGACGGGGTGGAAGTACAGAGCCCGACGCCACGGGTGGTGGTGTCGGGCCCTGGTCTTTCACCGCCTTAGCTCGGCGGCTCATGGTGTTACTTGGCGCTCTTGGCGGGAACTACGACGGCGTCGTAGACCTTCGTAGCGAAGCCGTCTTCGGCGTCTTCGTCGGCGACGTAGGACACCGTAAGGGTGTCACCGGGGTGGAGGTCGGTCGCTTTCGCTGCCTTAAGTGCCGCAGCGATAGCAATGGCGATTCCGGTTCCGGTGTGGATTACGGTTTCTTCGCCGTCCGTGTCGATTACGGTAACGTCGGCTTGCATCTGGACGGTGCCGGATACGTCGAATTTTGGCCCGACGATACGCCCGTCTACGAAGTCGGGGACCGCAACATCGACAATTGAGGTTACGACGCCTTCGATGGTCGTACCGACAGACGGAAAGCGGGCTGTGCGTAGGCGTGTGGTGCGAGAAAAACGTCCCATTAGAAATTCCTTTGTATTGTTTTGTGTGTACCGTCAAATTGACGACGTTGTTATTGTTACACAGCCAACCTGAGAAACCCCTGTGAAAGCCTTATTCAGCTACACTCACCCCTATGGGACGTTATCCAGAAAAGACAAGCAAGCCCGAAGCTTCGCCATGGCTAAACGGTGACGCGCAAGCCCTTTACGACCACTACTACTCTCGGCTCGCCGGGGTCGCCGCCACCCGCTACCGGTGGAAGGGACTACCCGACAACATCGACCCCATGCGACTCGAATACGCGTTAGTTCTCCAAGGTGGGTTAGCGGCCTTCACGCATGTACGCCCCCGGTCGCCCTTGGGTGAAGGTAAAGACGAAGCGAAAAACGGGCGGTTCACGGTGACTAAGGCGACCTACGGGGCCGCGACCCTGGACGACCTTTTCAACCCGGCGGGCTACACCACATACGGCCCGAACGGGTCCGGTGGTACCACGTTCAACACAAACGGGACATTAGACAAATGGCGGGGTGTTCCTATCTGGGGTGACTCACTTCGCATGGACTACGACGGCGCGACAATCCGAATGTTTGCTAACCGGCTAGCCCGGGCGTCGCTCATTGTCGATGTAAACATGGCAGCGACCACCCGGGGCATTGTTGCGGTGACAACCCAAGACAAGCTACTTACGGCTCAAACGACCATAGAAACCGCCATGAGCGGGCTAACGACGTTTACCGCCGACCCCGACATGATCGAGAACCTAAAGACGCTCGACTTCGGCGTACACCCCGACACCGTCGAGCGTAGCCACGTCGTCGCCATGCGCCTATGGAACGAAGCACTAACCGCGCTCGGGACCCAAGCAGGGGCCCAAGAGAAAGAAGAAAGACTCACCGACGACGAAGTACAAGCCATACGGGGTGCGGTCGCCGCAGTCCGCCGCCGAACCTTAGAACCCCGTAAGCAAGCCGCCGAGCTAATCAACCGGCGCTACTTCGGTGGAACTAGCATCGTGGAGGTCGTAGACCAGTGGTAAACATAACCGACATTCCAGACTTCCCGGGGCTACCCGGCCAACGACCGGCCCCAGGGGTACCCGACACCGTTACGCCGGTTTCGGTCGTGTTAGTTAGCGCACCGTTTGATTCTTCGGGGGACGTTACCCCACTCAATGCGGCTGCGGTAGACGCCTTTATCACAGCCGAAATTGCTGCGGGCCGTGCTTACGTTGCCACCGTCGAACGGTGGGCCCCCTGGTCGCCGCTAGACGTTCAACTTGATTACGCATCGACCGTGCAATATAACTACGGTCGCTTCACCGTCGGGGGTAAAAAATTCTATGCCCACGTCACGGTTGAATATCAAAACCTAACCACGACAACACTCAACCCCATCCCCGACGACTGGACTACCTACGCCCCTCGCTTGGGATATAGCACCATAGTCCGTGGCCACATTGCAGTAGCCGCCAGCCAGTCCGACACATACGGCGACAACTACATGACCGCCCCCGAGCCGGTCGCCGCCACCCCCGAGCGATCGGTGCTATCCGATACAATCCTCGACGCAGCGGCTAGCGAGTGGCGTGTAGTGGTTGTCAGCGCCAACAACCTAAACGGTAGTGGGGCTACCCCGTTCTTCGAGCTACACACCGAATCTGCCAACATTAACGACGCCGCTAGCATGGCGTCGGCGGCGACCCGCAATAAAGCGGGGATCGTTCAAACGACCGTGCAAAGCGCAAGCTACCCCTGGAAGACAGGCGCCGACACTTACGTCCCAAAAGTAACCCCATCCAAGGTCTCCACCATCGACGGAATGACCACCGGTGGCGGTGTCTACGTGTTCACCCTCGCCGGGTATGCCGCCTACATGACAACAATGCAAGGGGCCCCTTGGGTTACTAATGGGATTGTTAGTGCAAGTGTTGTCCCGGCCTGGTCGGTCGGCGGCGTCGGTGGCGGTGGTAGCTTCACCCCGGGCGTCCCACCCCTTCCGCCGACCGCCGGGGCGTGGGCGACCGTCGCCGCACTCCCCACCTACGTCGGCGCACTTGACACGGCAACAACCACCGCCGGGGCTCTTGGCGGGTGGCGCGACACTGTAGCGGCGTCCCTGGGACTCGGCTACTACCGAAAACTACTTACATCACAATTCACCCAAATCGTTGTTAGTGACGGTGAAAGTGAAAACCTTTTCAAGCCCGAAGTGTGGAAAACTTCGGGGGTAAACTTTGAGGTTGTCACCGAAACGACACACGGGACCGCGTCTATTCGTGCCATACCTAGCGGTTACACGGCGCTCGGCGACCAGCGCGGGGTATCGTTCGCCTTCGGTGGTAGCGAAGGTGCGGTCCAATCGGGCCGGGGTATCGCTACAAGCGACACAGCACAGCAAGACATGGCCCCCTGGATGAGCGCCTTCACAAATAGCACCACCCGAATCGCACTAACCGATCAGCAAGACCTAGCTATCGCACTAGCCATGACCAACGCGCAGCTAACGCTCGGTGTCCAAGGAATACAGACAGTACTCGGTGCCGCCGGTGGTGCGTCCGGAGGGCCTCTCGGTATCGCCGCCGCGGGAGCCGCTGGTCTAAGCTCCCTCGCTACTTCGGCGATCAGCGCCAATAACAACATATCCATGCTCGACGCGGCTAACGACGGGTCGTTTGATATAGCCACCTATCAACTCGGCATCACGTCACTAGCTAATTATTTCTCATTCGAAGCGTGGGCCCAATCGCTAAACGCCGTAAGCGGTCGCGGTTCGGGTCACAGCTTGGCGGGGGCGTGGCGGGCGATTCTTGGGCGGGGGCTCGACGTACTGATCTCGGTGCCGACCGCCGACGCCGTCGCCCGGGCCCTATCAACATGGAAACGCTACGGCTATATGATCGAACGTGCCTTCGTTCCGCCCCGGCTCGACGCTATGAACAACTACACCTACTGGCAACTCGAAGACCCCAGCATATTAGGTAACATGCCCGACGACGCCCGGGTGCGAATTGGGGAACGGTTCAAACGCGGTACGACCGTCTGGTCGGTGGTGTCCGAAGTCGGAACACAGCCAGCGAACGCCCCACGCGCCGGTATAAGCTACTAGAAACGAAAGTAGGTCCCAGTGGTAGCGCTCCCCATCACCCTAGAAACTGCACTCGGTATGCAGGGTTACACCATTGACCCAGTCGAAGCGACCGCCTTCACCATCACACTACCGAACGGCGTTTTTAGTGTTCCCGCCATGGTGCGATCTAAATTGACGTGGCAGTACGACACCACCGAAGCACTCGGCGACGATCTGTGGCTTAGTAAAGTTCCCCTATTCAGTGACGACTACCGACCCGTACTAATGTCACACATTCTCGACCGCTACCGAACCCGACGCCTTGGCTATAACACCCCCGGCGAATGGCGGTTAGCTTTCCGTCGGTGGTGCAACCTAAACATGGCCGTACCCAATCAGCGGTACATATCCGCCGCCGTCGATATGCCCCTGGACGACAGGGACGAAACGGACCAAACCGACCGCACCTTAGCTGCCACTAGCCACGGGCTCGACATCGGTAGCGACTTCCCACAATCACTCGTAAGCGGAAACACCGACTACGCGACCAACGCGTCCGACCGTCGAACCGCCGACAACACCGACAGCGGCGAAACCGCTCGCCGTACCGGTCGCAGTCAATCAATCATGCAACTACTCGAAGCACAGCGTGCCGCCTACATAAACGTAGACGCTGAAATACTCGACAGCCTGGACACCCTATTCCTAGGTGTGTTTGACCGAGGCGAAGGAAACCCCCGAGCCCAATACGGACTGCCCGCCGACGGCGTCCAACGACTGAACTGGTAGGATTCGCACATGAGCCCCTTCGTACCCCCCGAGCCGCCACTAAACCCCGACAGCACCCCTTCACCGGCCCTAGAAACCCCCAACCCGCCGCCCGAAGTCGGGTTCGGTGCGCCATGGGCCCCCGCCGACGGAGAAAACCGCGATCAAATTCTTAATTGGTGGCGTGCCTGGTTTCACCGTGTATTCTTCACCTGGATAAAAACATGGACCGAATACTGGGCAGCTCAATGGACCCGTGTCATTGATTACAGCAACGAGTGGTTTACCTACGCCGAGCAGTACATCGAAGACCACGCCGTCAATGGGCATTCGTGGTGGAAAACCGACACTCCCATTTTGGAATCCGAAAACACCACCGTAACCATTCCCTTCGACCCCTACCGCCCGCCGCTTGTTGGTGACCTAGTAAGCGACAGCACCACCGCTATTCGTTACGGCCAAGTAGTCGAAGTCATAGACGCGACGACAGTGGTTGTTACCCCGCTCGGGACACTACAAGGCGTTCCAGGCCCTAACACGGTGCCCACCGATACAGCTATCGCCGGGTTTCTCGGGGGCCCTTCCCTAACCCGTACCGCTCTCGATAGCGCCACCGATGAAATAGCAGCCGAAAAAGTCGGCGACATTGGGTCAAATCTTCGTCAAATTCTTGATACGATCTACGCCCAGTATTCCTATTTGGTACAAAACCCCGTCGGTTTTACCTGGTCTGACAACCCCCTTACAGGGACAATCACCGCCGACGTAGACGGTGGGTTTACGACCACTTACGACATCACCACGAAGAAAACCACAGGTGGCGTAACCTATTACGTTAACGGTGCCACGGGTAGCAACACAAACGATGGATTATCCGTCGATACCCCCTTAGCTACCCTCGCCGCCGCCGTCACAAAAACCGACGTAGTCACTATTTACATGGCTAGCGGAATCTACACGCGGACGCAGTGGGCCGTCTCAACAATCACAAAGTCGCTCAACATTATCGGGGTGGGCAACGTGCGACTGTATTGTCACGACGTACTCCCCTGGACACTCAGTTCAGGACAAACAAACACATACCAGGCGGCGAGAACCGCCGTCGGCCAGGTCGTAGACTCGGCTAGCGGTGGTCGGGGTACTCGGTGCGTGAAAGTAGCGTCGATATCCGCCGTCGAAGCCACCCCTGGATCGTGGTACCACGACGGTACTAACGTCTACGTGCACACATATAACGGGCGTGCCGCCGATGCGCTCGTTTATGCGTTCCTACAGACCCCGGGTATACGATTCGATGGACTAGTACGGGCTTACCTAGAGAACCTAACGATCTGGGGTGGCAACTCGCCTGTTGAACTTCGCGCGGCCAACACCGGCCCCAGTGGAGCGCCTACGGCCTACCTGAACAACCTACTACTTGGCTACGCGACACAAGCTGATTGCCTTCGAGTACTAGGCGCACAGCTAACAGTCTCTTACAACTGCGAAGCGTATAGCGCCATGCTCGACGGGTTCAACTACCACGAATACCTTGGGGTTATTCCTAAGTCGATAGAAATTGGATGTCGTGGCTTTTACAATGGCGGCGTACCCTACGGAAGCGGTGGAGGGGGCACCGACCAGGGATCAACCGCGCACGACGGCGCAAGCGTGATTCGACTAAATAGCGAATACTTGAACAACTACGCATCGAATATTGCCGACGTAAACCCGGGCACCGAATCATGGAACATGGGTTGCATTGCGCGTGGTTCGCTGACCAAATACGACTTCGAGCTCACAAGCGACAACCCAACCGGATGGTTCGACCGGTGCGACACGTCGTCTAGTTCGTCGCTTGAATCTCTGGTCATATCCGAGCAGTCCGTCGCCTACGTAAAGCGGTCCAAGCTACTTCGTGTGATCGGCACCCCAATCCCCTACTAACATCAATTAAGGTAGTGTGAAACCATGACTAAATTCGCCACTAAAACTTGGGTCGGAGCCCTCAAAGTAAGTAGCCCGTTTGGGGCTATTGACAGCATCCGAACTAAGCCACACGCCGGGGTCGACATTACTACCCCCGGGGCTTGTCTCGCCCCCTTCGACGGGGTCGTAACTCGTGGTCTAGACCAGGGTGTCGCGCCGGGTGGTTACGGCAACCACTTCCAAATTGTGAGCCACGACGGTCGCTTCGTCTTCATGGTCGGCCACAACAACCTGAACAGTGAAATGGGTTTGCGCTCGGGTGATCGTGTCGCCGCCGGACAGAAAATCTTGGCGTCGTATGGCAAGCCAAGCACCGGCAACACGTCGGGGCCGCACTACCACGAACAACTCACCGACCACGGTCGGCTCGTAACCCTTCTCGACTACCTTGGGAAGACGTGGGGTGAACCCGCCGACAAGCCGCCAATCGTCTCCGGTGGTTGGGACGGTGTATCCACTCTTTACAAGGGAAACTACGCCGACGACGGATTGGTCTACACCATCCGAGTAGGCGAAACCATTTACGCCGCCGCCCGTGAAAAGGGCGTCACACTCGACCAGGCACGAGCATGGACCAACGCACTAGCGAAGTCGAAGTATGCCGCAGGACAGCTTGCCAAGTCCGGCCCGGGTGCATCTTACTGGGATGGTAGCGACCGCTACTTCGCCGGTTCAACCTTCGCCACAAGTAACGTCGTAGCGAAGTTCGCCGCCGAAGACGCAAAGGTCGCCGCGTCGAAGCAAGCCGCAGCACAGCAAGCCATGAACGCCGCCGCCGAAGCCACCGACGCCGTCGAGCAACTCGACAAAATGCCGATGGTGGACGCGCTCGTAGAAGCGGCGGTCGCGCTCGAAGTAGCCGAAGCCGAAGTCGAGCGGACCAACACCGACCACGCCGAAGCAATCAAAGCCGCCGCCGAACAAATCCCGGTGATCGTTACAAACGTCGGTGCGGCCCTTAGCGGCGACGAAACCGCCGACAGTACCAAACCACTCGCCGGACTACTGAACGAGCACCCCCGAGCCCGTAAGCGTGTTTACTACGCCTACGCCGCGCTCGCGTTGCTCGTATCAATGGGCCCCGACGTGGTCGTAGCGGGTATCCTCACCGACAGCGACACCCCCGGGTTCGTTGCTGGGGTCGCCTTGGCTAGCTCGATTCTCTTGAAGCTCGGAACCGCTTTTGGCTTCGTAGCCGCATCCAACACCGCTAAGGCGAAGTAGGGATGGAAGTGACCACGGACAGTAAACGAATCCTGGATAAGTTGGACGAGATAGGCAAGGGGGTAACCGTGCTACAAACCCAAATGCCCGCAGCGCAAGCGCTCGCCCACGACCAGGAAACACGGCTAAGGGCCGTCGAATTGCGTATGTGGGCGACCACCGGCGCATTGGGTTTGCTCGTGTTCGTGGTCCCCATCGGCCTACGCTACCTTCCCTACTTCTGATATACCCCAACTCGCATACACCTACTACCAACTCCCCCCACACCGGCTCACCGTGACACACGGTTAGAGCCACAGTCACCCGGCTAACATCGACGGATGCCCCGGGTGGCATAGGTGGGGAATTGGTATACGGCGAGGGGAATATCCAGTA